AACAATTTAGGATTATCGGTATTGGATGAGAAACCAGAGATCGGTACAGGAGAGATTTCAATATTATTTTGAAACCATCTTTTTGCAAATTCATATGTATCTTTTGAAACATGTGATTTGGAAGAAGATATCTCAACTCCTAAAGACTCGATTAGGTCTGTATAGGACTTAGCGACGATATCGTTATATATTACGACATCATCACCTAGTAGCATATACTTATCAAATGGATACAATCCATTTTGGTACGCAGCATATTGTACCACCATATGGTGACACAATGTGAAGGTGGCCCAAGATGATCTTGCACCCATTGGTTGCCCCGTCTCATATTTGATTAATTCTTTTATGAGTTTACGAGATCTTTTACCAACCCAATATTGGGCAATAAAAGGTTCTGCAACCATCAAGTTTTTCCAAGCACCAGCAAATGCTGGCCCCGCCACTTCAGTTAAAAACTGAACCTGTAAGGATATTGGAAACCGATCTGTAGCTTTGCTCAGATCTAATGAATGATAGCTTTCCGATTCCTCTTTATCAAGAATTATCGGATCCTGAGTGAACGTTCGATCATAGGGAATTTCCCGTAATGAATCGAAGGCCCACTCAGAATATGGAGTTAAGGCTAATTGAGAGATGTAATCATAACATCCCACAATCCGGACTTTAGCCTCAGGATCGTTAATCTGTATAAATTTACGATTACCGATTCGAGGGTCCGTGAGTTTCCATCCTTTTGAAAAGGTAGAAGCTAATTTAGCCTCATCAATTTTAATTGATGATTTTAAATACTTAACCCATTCCATAAATCTATCTCCACCTATTTGGGCTAGCCCACGTAAGTTTATCCCTGTGAAACGGGATGCACTCACATGAGCAGTCAATATAGACGGACCAGAAATTGGACCGGCCTTCATTGATAAGAAGGATTTAAATGGACTGGGTCTTTCAGTAAGTGGATTGAAATTTCCACAGAAATCATCTACAAATATTTTTACAAATATAGGATCGATTTCTTTGATTGATGCCGTTGATTTTCCAGTAATACTAGAATAATCAGCATCACCAACAAAATTGAAAGCCCTGCTAACCCCTAAACACGTCAAGGTAAATCTCAACGCCTGAGGTTGCTTGCTGTCTACTAATTCCTTAAATGGAAGAAGACAGACTGCAAATCCATCTTTGGTAACTGCCACTCTATCTGTGTTAACCATTAATGGTTGACCACAGATATATCTTGTGGTGATTAACCGAATTGCTTTAATTCGTTTAATAGTTGTGATCGCACCATTCTCTTTATACCATTTTTGGATTAATGATGTCCAAAATGATATTAGGGAAGACAGTGTCTCATAAGGTAACCCAGGATACCAGTACCGAGCAATCCATCTAAGGATTATTACGATATTAGTATACATAGTTATTGTTTATTAAATGAATAATG